TTCGGTCAACCCTCTCTCAAACCTGGTCTCGGTCACGGTGCTATGGATGATGTAGCTGAAAAAATGATGACTGATTTCGGATGTGAATTTCTCATCCGTAATGGTGATATCCCAATGGCTCTTAATCATGGTGGTCGTTCCCTTCCTCTTGGTCGTTATCTTAGGAGGGTTATTCGTGAAAAAATGGGATTCAAGGAAACTGGGGCCCAACCGGGTTGGAAAGAAAAAGTCCAACAGAGGCTCGAAGAAACCTTGTTCGAACTGTTCCAAACAAATAAAATTACTGCGTCGTTTGAGGAAATTAAGGAATTAGACGGCTTCACTAAGCGCAACTTGCTTATGGAGGCTCATGAAAACTATCATAAACAACTAGAACTGAAAGAGCAGTTCTATAAATCTAGGAGGGTATTGTGAAACGGGCTCGTCATAATCTTAGCAATTACAAACTTGCTACATTCAACATGGGAAATTTAGTCCCTATCGGTTTAACGGAGGTTGTCCGTGGTGATTCTATTCGTCAAAGAACTAATGCATTGGTGCGGACGTCGCCTTTACTGGCTCCTGTCATGCACCCTGTACACGCTAAGATACACCACTGGTTTGTCCCACACCGTATTGTATGGTCTGACTGGGAGAATTTTATCACTGCAGGGCCTGACGGGAATAATAGTGCTGTACATCCTACTATTACTCTTACAGGTGGTGCTGCTGTTAACTCTTTGGCGGATTATTTCGGTATTCCTACCGGTGTCAATAATATAGAGTTCTCCGCTCTCCCTTTCCGAGGGTATGCTAAAATCTGGAATGAGTATTATCGTGATCAAGATCTTCAAACTGAATTAGTTATATCAACTGCTAGTGGGGCTGATTCCACTACCAATACAACTCTCCAGAATTCTGCGTGGATGAAGGATTATTTCACTGTATCTCGTTCTGAACCCCAAAAAGGTCCTGAAGTTACTATCCCTCTCGGTACTGAGGCTCCTGTATTAGGTATTGGTAAAAGAAATCAGACTTTCGGCGGTGCATCAGGAACCGTATATGAATCCGATGGCACAACCTCCAACTACGCCGCTGCCGTACTTATCAATGACGCAGCTAATACTAACGACTTCTTCGTCGAAGCCCAGACTATCTCCGGCTCCGACTACCCGAACATTCGTGCTGACCTTACTGCTGCTACTGCTGCCTCCGTCAATGACCTGAGGCTCGCTATGGCTTTACAACGGTTCGCTGAGGCTCGTTCTCGTTATGGTTCACGTTACCCAGAGTACCTTGCTTATTACGGAATTCGTTCTTCCGATGCTCGTCTTCAACGGCCCGAATATCTTGGTGGTGGTAAAGAAACTGTTAAATTTTCTGAGGTCCTTCAAACGTCTCAGGCCTATGATGCTTCTGATGATCCTGTCGGTGAACCAGTCGGTGCTCTACGCGGTCACGGTATTACAAGCATGGGTTCTAATTCGTACAAAAAGTTTTTCGAAGAAGATGGATACATAATATCTCTCATGGTTGTTAACCCTATCACCATGTATACCCAAGGTTTACCGCGGACTTGGAATCGTCGTATTCGCGAGGATTACTTCCAAAAAGAGCTTCAACACGTCGGTCAGCAGCAGGTACTTAACAAAGAGGTTTACGCCGCTCACACGACTCCGAATGGTGTCTGGGGATACATCGACCGTTACGACGATTACCGTCGTATTGAAAATACTATTGCCGGTGAATTTCGCACTACGCTCGATTATTGGCATATGTCACGTATTTTCTCGTCTGACCCTGCGCTTAATGCGGACTTTGTGAATGCAAATCCGACCAATCGTATTTATGCTTCTACCGCCACCGATCAATTACAGGTGATGGTCCGTCATAATATTCAAGCGCGTCGTCTCGTCTCTAAAACTGGTACGTCGTTTATCTATTAAGGAGGTCCTATGAAAAACAATCAACGTCTCGATGAGACTGGCAAAGAAGTATTAGATCCCGTTCCTCACGCAACTACTATTGGCTTTCGTCCCGGTCCTTCAATGGAGGACCGTATTCGTATGATGTTAAAAGAGCGTGAGATTCTAAATGATCCTGATTACGGTATGGATTCTGATGATCCTGATGATTTCGGTAAAGATGGCGATATGCCTCTCTATGATTTCGAACGTCGTTATGAGGAAATTCGTGCTCTCGAAGATGAGCTTATTGCCGCTCGTGAGGATGTAGAAAAGGAAAAGGCATTGTATCGTGCTGAAGTCCAGAAAAAACGTGCTGCAGCTACTGAGAATGTCGACTTTGATCCTGATGATGATATCCATATGGTGAATGCTAAGACCAAAAAAAAATCCGGAGCTAAAGCTCCTAAAAAAGAATCCGGCGAATCCTCGCCGGATTAAAGCCGCGACACGCGGCGCCTGGTATTGACCACAGTGGGCTACTTGATGCCCACTGTGCTAGGTGACAGCAAAAAGACGCAAACGGAAGACAAACACAACTCAGACTCACCGCGATAGCTACCCCCATATCGCTAACCGCCGGTTGGTCGAGTCGTCCCGTCTTCCCTATAAATTCTTGAAGCTCACAGAGGTTCAAGATGGGCGTCGCTGGCACCCTGACAAAAAGATCATGCGGCCCGCCAAGACTGTTAGTAATCGGCGGGCCCGCATAATCGAAAACGTCAACAAAAGAAAACCTTCCCAGAGCCCCTATAAGCCTTCGTTTCATACCCCTACCGCTGAGGTAGGGGGTTTTGAATTCGAGGCTCCTAGGTCCGTTGCTGTTTGCGTACGGCGCAAACGGCGCGAGGAAGTGTTGCATGCATTAAAAAAAACAGGAAAACGTGGGCAACGACGCAAGCGTCGTTCCCAGTTTTCCGACATTAAATGTCGGAGGTAACTATGGGTACAGTAGAGGATATAATTAAAGTAGGCGCTCCTGCCGTTGGTTATTATCTCGGTGGTCCTGCCGGCGCCGCAGTCGGCGCTGGCATCTCAGGTATTATCGCGTCCAATGAACAAACTGCTCGCGATGCCCAAGTATTCCGTGAAAATGCTCAGCTCCAAAGGGAATTCGCTCAAATGGGTATTAGGTGGAAAGTAGATGATGCTAAAGCTGCTGGTATTCATCCTCTCGCTGCATTAGGAGCTCAAACGCATTCGTTCTCACCTGTATCCGTCGGTGGTGGTTCCGATCCGTATCAAACTATGGGCCAAGATATTGGCCGCGCCATGATGGCTTCCGAAACGGAGAACGATAAAACTATTCGCGCTCTCCAGATCGAGGGATTGCAATTAGATAATCAAATGAAAGCATCCCAAATTCGTCAAATCAATTCGAATGTCCCTTCTCATCCCGGGGCCTCTCTCGCTATTCCTGGACAGGGGCAGACGGCTATTCCTCCCGTCGTTATTAAATCTGCAGAAACTACAGCTCGGGAGCCCGGGTATTTAGGCAAGGAGGCCGGTTCTCACCCTGATTATACCTATGTTCAAGGAGACGATGGTGCTCTCACTCGTGTTCCTTCCAAAAGTACTAAGGAATTAATTGAAGATCAGTTCATGCCCGAAATGATGTGGTCTTCCCGTAATGTTATCAGTCCCTTTCTCGATGGTGGTGCTAAGCCCCCAAAAAATCTTCTCCCCAATGGTATGGCTGATTGGGATTGGTCCGTTACTCGTCAACAATGGGTCCCTATCTCTGGTCAAGCTGCTTATGATCGGGATAAAAAATCGTATGAGTACAAAAAAAATGAAAGATCGTCGTTCCAAAGAGCGTATCGTAATCGTCCCAGAAAATGGAGGTAACTATGGCATTCAGGAGAAAAAAGCGTTTCAGTAGGCGTCGTCGCTCATCATCGAGGAGACGTCGCCGATCCAGTTCTAGTATGACAGGACGTCGTCAACGTATTGGTTACAGGATGTAACATGAAATGCAAGGTTCCGTACATGTATAACGACACGATTCCATTCGGGTGTGGACAATGTATGCATTGTCGTATCAATAAAAGTCGCGTATGGACCCATCGTATGTTGTTAGAGTCATTGAAACATAAGGAATCGTGTTTCTTGACTCTAACCTACGATAATGAACACCTTCCGGAAGGAGGTACCCTTGTCCGAAAAGACTATCAAGATTACCTCAAAAGGCTTCGAGATGCCGTCTACCCGTTGCCAGTGCGGTATTTTTTTGTCGGAGAGTATGGCTCAGCAAATATGCGACCTCATTATCACGCCGCTATCTTCGGTCTCGGACATAACCATTCAGACGTGTTGTCCTCTGCATGGGACAAAGGATTTACGTTTGTCGGAGACCTATGTAAGGATTCTGCTCAGTACATCGCTGGTTATGTTACAAAAGGAATGACTAAGGCTCGTACTGATTTCGAAAAAGAGTATTTAAAAGATAAACTCCCTGAATTCGGTCAACCCTCTCTCAAACCTGGTCTCGGTCACGGTGCTATGGATGATGTAGCTGAAAAAATGATGACTGATTTCGGATGTGAATTTCTCATCCGTAATGGTGATATCCCAATGGCTC